AGTTGTAATGCATATTATTCACTGTTTGTATTGGTAAGTTCCTGACTAGATCTGTTGCAAATTTTAAACTGTCTAAATCATAACTAGCTAATTTGTTCCATTCAAAATTTGGATTATCATCGTTAAAGTGTGCGGTAAATTGAATAACAGTTTCGTCAGGATAATGATGATTTAGCCAACTTGCAAAACCAAGTCTACTTGCAATAGGCCGTCCATAAACACACAAAAAAGTTTTGTTTTGGTTCCATTGGTGTATTTCTGGATTGATTTCTACTTGTGATTCAAAAAAAGGATTTTCTGTTACATATTCTATATTGTATTTTTCATGCTTCTGTAATTGATTTCGTGTAATTATTTTAACACTTGAAAACTGAAATGCATCAATATATCTATACACATCAAGTTCATCAATATCAATAGCTTCTGGATTGATATTAATAACAATATCTTTACCTTGATTATGAACTAGATATTCTACAAACTCTGGTGTATTCCAAAGTTTATAGTCTGTGCATTCTAATGTAAACATTACCAACCTTCTTGGCGTCGAATAACGTCAATTTCTCTAGTCATAACACTTTGATTGTGCCAGTTACTACGATAGTGATGTTTAAAAAATTTACTTTGCACAGGTGTAAGAATATTCATTGGCAAAGAAAGTTGTCTAGCAAGATCATCTGCTTTCAAACTTACCAATTCACCAGGTGGTAAGTGTTTTACGTCTTCCCACATTTTTTCAAGTTGATCAAAATCCTGTACTAGTTTGTAGTTCCAATCACTCAACATTGTTTTCCAGGTGCCTAGTCTCGAACCAGCTATGGCCCAGAGTCCGTATTCAGTATCTGCACCAATATTATGCCATATGGTTAAATGATCTAGATTTCTGTTGTGTACACTTTCTTTAAATTCACCTGCACTCGGCTTTGCTCCTCGATCTAAACACATTTTGACACCTTCTCTAAAACCAGCACGGAAGGCATGCTTTGCACTTTCACCAGGATAGGTAGTTGAATAACAGTTGTACATTGGCCAATACAGATCATCAAAACAGAACTCTACATCAGTTTCATCTGCACCTTCTGAGGCTTCGTGTGTCCGCATGTTACGTACAAATGTTTTTGTCCATGAACTTATACCACCGTTGCCATACATCAGACCATTTATATGATTTCTAGCACGCCATCTATACACTGCCTGTTTGTATTGTTCAGTTTTGTATTCTAAGGTTTCGTTAAAAAAACTTTCTTCAGGTAGATTGTCGCCATCAATCAATATAAAACGTTCTGTATCGCTTGCTTCGGCCGCGGCCTTATGTGCGGCATCCGATCCTTTTACACCATCTACACGTTTTGCCCAAGGCACCATGTTACGAATCTTAACCCAAAACTCTTCTTTTTTTGGTTCATCATAGCTAAGATAGATACAATCTAAATCGGCCACATCAATCATTGCTAATGTATTCTCCTTTGATTTTCCATTTTGCAACACTGGATTTATCAATTAACAACACGTTGGACTCATGACACGCAGTACCCGAAGATCCAGGAACTAATTTTCTAATGTATCTTATTTCTTCAATAGGTACAATTGTTTTGTCTTTTACAATCACATCATGTCTGCCAGCGGCATATTGTTCTTTGGTTACTATAATATAATCACCAGAGAGTTTCTCATTTGAATACTCAATTGGTTCGCCAGTATCTTTATTATAATACAATCTACACTCAATGTCAACTGGTTTATTCTGTTGTTTAGCATCATTTATCAGACCTACAAAATCTACATCTGACACACTAGTTCGTTTTATCATAACATGTTCCAAATTGTTGTGCAAGATTTTTTATATGATAGTGTATAAATCCATGTTGACTGTGTCCATTGATACGGAATACTCCATGGTCTATTTCCCAGATTAGTTCCTTGGTCCAGTCTTCTGTTAAGGTACCAAGTACATGTTGTTTCATGTGTACAATTTGTGGTCCATTGCCTGGTGTAACATAGTCGTCAATGTTTAATGCATAAATTAGATCAGTGTTTGCAATCTCATCTTGTGCTCCTTGTATGTGCATTTTAACGTCGTTCCAATTTTCAAAACACTTGCGTACACGATGGAAAAAATCTTGTGCTTCTCTACTCACACGCCAATATGTAATTGCATTATAGACATCGGGTAAATTATTTTTATCAAATATTTTTCTATAGTATCTTGTTTTTGCACCCTTGTTGTATTGTGTTCTACAACCTGTACTGGTCCATAAAGGTTGTTTTCGAAACAGTGTCCACCAATGATCTACTGGTCCACTCACAACCATATCTGCTTCTAGTTTTACAGTTTCATGAAAAGGACTTGCATGGTAGACTTGCCAATCGTTTGTCCAACCACCAGTATTGCCCCAAGGTAGCTTTTTAACATAGTCAAATAAATCGTTTTCATACTCAATATCTGTCACTAAACATATTTTTACCTCAGGATGCCAATAACGTAGACTACGAGCAAGCGTTACTGCACAATCAATGTAATCTTCGGTAGCAGGAATCAAGTAACCTTTGTCTGCTTCATAGTGCATACATGTTCTCCAAATAGCTTTTTCCCAAGATGTGTAGATCTTGATTGCTAGTGTAAAATTCTTTATCAATTGACCATTTGTCAACATCAAGTGTAACTTCTATGTTTGGGTCAACATTCACAAGGGGCCACGGAATGGCACATTGTTCTGGTACAGTGTTTCCGTTGGCAATCAGCAGAGCAATACTAAGTGCATAATCATTACGAAACTTACGTGCATCAAATCCAAAAACATTTGCATAGTGTTGATAGTTTGATTCAACCATTTTCCATATTCGAAATACATCTTGTACAAATTCACCTTGATCAAAAACAACAACTGTTGCCCACCACATAGGTGTTTTGTGTTGTCCAAATGTTTCTGTAGTCACGTGTTTTTTTATTGGCATTACTGTTTTGTGTGCAAAAAAACTTTGTGGACTTTCAAGCAAACTAGATAACACTCTGCTGTTAATCATGTAATCGATGTCGACGAGTAGTGTCCGATCGTATGGTGTTACATCTAATGCACCACTGCGTCCGCTATTGTACCATTTGGTTGTTGCGTTGGTATCTTGCCAGTATCTGTAATTTTTTGTAAGTGGCTTGTCAACAACTATTACACTATCAAATACTGTTTCATTGATAGGCTGATCTGTTACAAGTGTTACAGGTATATGCAAATAATGATCTATACGTTTTGCACATTCTACAGCAATTTTTGTGTATTTTATTTCACTGTCAAATGCGTATAATAATGCACCTGTCATCTTTGCTTCGACATCTCTTCATATTCACTATGCCATGCATTCATCTGTTCCTGCCATAATTGCATGGCCTGAGTTTTGAGTTCATCGGTGTTTACCGGCACCGGAGTATCATAAATGTCGAGTAATACTACATCAGTATCACAAGCAGAGCATAGATTTATCAGTTCAGGACCTGCACGCCACATACCACCGTTGTGTGCAAATATCATTTTTGCTTGATATGTTTCTTTTAGAACTAGTCTTGCCTGTTGATGATCAAATCTTTTGCGTATTCTTTTGACTAAATCCTGCATGTGAATACTTAGCCACAAAAAAACCCTAGTAAAAAAAACTAGGGTTTGTAGTATTTTTTTATATTATGACTGTGTCCAACTTGGTGAGTTTTGTGTTACAGTTCCCCATGTATCTGTTAGATAGGTTGTACTTGGGTAACGTATAGTTGAAACCTGTGTAAGTGTTCCATCAACGTTATCAGGTGATGATGGATCTGGTGGAGCATAGTCATCTGATAGGTCGGTGTAGATTGTTATTACTGTAGAAGTTGTACTGTACGAAACTTCAATCTCGTTTGCACCGTATGGTGCACTTGGAACCTGTTTAAAGTTCAAACTTGGTGTACTGTTTAGTGCATAGGCACCTTCTGTGGTAACCAATGTTGTTGGTGTACCTGAGCCGCCAATTTTTGTTAATCCTGTGTATGAAGTCCCAGCAATGGTTTTACTTGCGGCTGCACCTGTAAGTACCAATGTACCTGCGGCAGTGAGCAAGTTGGACCATGTGGTATTTTGTGTGCTTGATGTACCACCTGTTCTACTCCATGATAGTCTTATCATTCCGCCTGCGTTGAAAAAGTATCTGTAAGCGTTGGCACTTGAAAATGTAAATGTTTTTGATAGTGTTGAGCTAGTATTCCAACCCGATGTTGATACACTGTTTACTGTGCTGTCAGATCCACTTCCGGTGGCGTTGTTTCTATTGTTGAATGTTGTTGTTATATTTGAGCTAAGTGCGGCGTATGCTTCGATTGTGTTACCTGCACTTGGTTGTGTAATAGCAGTAATTGATGATCCTTGATGGTTTGCTAGTGATGTATTACGTGCAATTAGGTTTGCCCAACTGGTTGCCGCTACAGTAGCTCCGGCACTTACTGCTGCAAGTGTGCTAGTCTGTCCGTAACCTTTATCGCCTGTACCCGATCCCCAAACTGTGTTGATATTTGCAACATTGTTGTCGCCACTACCGGAGGCATTTCCAGTCGCGAAAATGTTATAATCATCATCTATGATGGTATTTCCGGCGGAGTATGTCATTTCTTTTCCTTTGTATTAGTATATTCTATATACGCTAATAGTTATACTATTAGCTGGATATGCACATATTTATTGAATTAAACAATTTTAACAATCGCCTCTACAGTGCCAATATTCTCGTCTGTTTTGCTTTCTAAAGCCCTGCCCAAAACATTGAATGCAGTAGCTTCTTCTGAAGTTGCAGCTCTTGCTAAACCGTTTCCTGCACTAACAAGTCTGTCACCTTTTGTAACAAAACCCATAACATTCACTGGTACTCTTCCTGACATTGCAATTGGAGGATGTGTAGCATTTGTTCCTGCGGCACCGTTCATCAAATATGCAGGTTGTTCTGATACCACACCAAATACTTTATCGCTTAATTCTTCGTTACATACAGTAACTTCATTAACACCACCTAGTTCAACTACTGTTCCTGCTGAATACTCAGCATCAGCATGAAAACGTTCTGCCATATCAGCATACTGGGCTGATGTTGCAAGTGCAAATATAGTGTTAAAACCTTGTCCGCTTGCACCAATGTTTCCAACACCGTTTGTTCCGCCATTTACTATTGCAGTAACCCCATCTGCTGAGTTTACAGTTAATGTTGAACTGAAAGTACCAGCAACTCCGCCAGTAATAGATCCGTTGTTTAAAGTTGCAACCCCATCAGTAATTAAACCACTAGTAATTATATTTCCACCAGTTATGTTTCCTGTTGCCACTGCACTTGTGTTTATGTTTACTACTGCTGTTGCACCGTCAATAGTCATTG